GAAAACATTGCCTTGAAAATAAACTTGAAATGGTTGTTTTAAAAGGTCTTGAAGCTGGCCCACAAAATAAGCCATTAGAGGTGGAAGAAACACCTGAGGTTGAAGAAAAACAAAAACGCACATACAATAAAAAATAAAAGATGCCAAACGATGTTATATTTATAAAAGGGCAAGGCGGTTTAGGCCGGCCATTGCCAGGAACAGACTATGTTTCCGCACTTTTGTTCTATACGGCGGCATTACCTAGCGGTTTTACCACTACAGACAGAATTAAAACCGTTTTTAGTATTGAAGATGCTGAGAATTTAGGCATTACAGATACTCATATCGGAGAAACCAAAGCAACAGGTACAACTACTATTACAGGAGTTGGAACGGCTGGAGACACAGTAAATATTAATGTAACAACTGACTTAGGTGTAATCAACTTAGGAACAGCCATTGTGCCATCAACACCAACTGTTACAACAGTAGCAGCGGCAGTTGTTTCAGTTATTAATGCTGGAACTATAAATCATGGCTACACAGCCTCTAATTTAGCCGGGGTTATTACAGTAACAGCACCAGGCGGGAATGGTTTAGCTGGTAACACATTTACGTTTAGCAATGTTTTAACTGGAACAGTTACGGCAACCGTTACGGCTTTCGCTGGCGGCGTTTCATCAGATATTGACATTTTACATTACCATATAGCTGAATTTTTCAGAATACAGCCAAAAGGTAAATTATTTGTTGGCGTTTATGGCGTAGCTGATGCAACTACATTTGCAAGCATTACATTAATGCAAAATTTTGCTTTAGGCGAAATTAAGCAAATGGCTATTTATCAAAAAACAACTCCTTTTGCAACATCACAAACAAACACCATTCAGGGTATTTGTGCTACACTAGAGGGCTTACATAAGCCATTAGTTGTTCTTTACCAGGCTGATTTTTCAGCAACGGCTGACATTACAACCCTTTCAAATTTAAGGCTTTTAACAAATCCAAATGTTTCAGTTTTAATTGGGCAAGATGGCGCTGCTTTAGGTAAATCACTATTTAGAGCTACTCAAAAAACGATCGGTATTGCAGGCACCACTTTAGGCGCTGTTGCTTTAGCAGCGGTTAACGAAAGTATTGCATGGATTGGCAAATTTCAAATGGCAAGCTCTGAATTTGATACCCTGGCTTTTGCGAATGGTCAATTATACACTGCCATTTCAGACGGGGCTATAAACAATTTGGATTCTTTTGGATATATTTTCCTTAAAAAACAAATTGGTTTATCTGGATCCTACTTTGATAACTGCTTTACGGCCGTATCGCCTACATCTGATTATTCAAAAATAAACAGTAACAGAACCATTTACAAGGCCATCAGAAGCGTAAGAACAATCTTGTTGCCAAACTTATCAAGCCCAATAGTTGTAAATGCTGATGGAACGTTATCAGAAGATGTTATTGGGTACTACACTTCAGAATGCGCAAGAGCATTAGATGTAATGGTAAGGGATGGAGAAATAAGCGCATATAACGTGATTATTAATCCGGCTCAAAATGTACTTTCAACATCTACACTGGCTATTACTATCGAAATAGTACCTACCGGAGATGCTGACACAATTAAAATTAACATAGGTTACACACTTTCAATCTCTCAATAAATGGCATATCCTTTAGTACCGTTAATAAACGGAAAATCGTATGAATGGGCTGATATAGTTGTAAACATAATGGGTGTGCCAATTGTTGGTATAACATCTATTTCTTACGACGATAAACAGAACATGGTAAACGTAATGGGTGCTGGTAATAGGCCAGTGTCCAGGGGTTACGGTTCTTTTGAACCTACTGCCAAGATCACCATGTTAATGGAAGAGGTTGAGGCTTTAAGAACCGTTGCAAGAGGAATTAGTCAATATGGATCAATTCAATCTATCCCGGAATTTGATATTCAGGTTATTTATTTAGATCCAGCTTTGGTTACTCGTAGGCACGTTTTAAGAAATGTAAGGTTTATGAGTAACCCAACTGACGTGAGCCAAGGCGATACATCCATTGGTGTAGAAATTGACCTGTTAATTTCCCATGTAGAATACGCACCATAATTATAAACAAAAAAATCCCTTTTAGAAAATGGAACCAAAAAAACAAAAAGAGCTAGAAAAAGAACTCGAAGCGCTTAAATTATCAAACCCCGATGTCCGATCAATGATCGTTACATTGGATTCAGATGATGAAACAAAAACAGCAACTTTCTTTTTAAGAAAACCGGATAAACAAACAAGGTCAATGGTTGATAAATTAACCGGAAATAAACAGTATGAAAAAGCCGTTATGGCTTGTTTAAAGAACCTTTATTTAGGTGGTGACGATCTGGCAATCCTTAATCATTATGATGATGCTATGGTGTCAGCAGACCAAGGATGTGCTGCATTATTAGCTGTTCAAGCCGCAACTATAAAAAAAAATTAGAGTTTTACAAAAATCAAATTGAAGCGGATGAGTATGCTAAGAATAATGCACTTATCCGCTTTTATTATAGATGCAATCCTGACAAATTATCTGATCAGGAATGGTGCAAAAGAGTAGCTGAATTGCAGTGGATATTAAAATATAACGGAACATTAGTAAAAAAAGAAAATGGCTAGCGGTCAAACATTACAGTATACATTAGGTTTAAGGAATCAGTTTAGCCAAACAATGGCTGGAGCGGTTCAGCAAACTACCAGGATGGATAGCGCCATGAATAAACTTAGATCAACCGCATCAAAAGTAGGTGGTGTAATAGCTGGTGCATTTTCAATTGGTACAGTAGTAAATTTTGGTAAAGCCGTTTTAGAATCATTAAAGAATTACGAATATTTTACGGCGGCAATACGAACAATGCTCGGTGGCGATAAACTTGCCGCACAGGCCCTACAATTTGAATTAGTTAATTTAGCTAAAACTACCCCGTTCCAATTAACAGAGGTTCAGGATGCAAGTAAGCAATTATTAGCTTATGGATTTAAAGCCGGAGACCTGGTTAATACCATGAAAACACTAGGTGATGTTTCTTCCGGTGTTGGAGCTCCATTAACAGATATTGCTTACTTATACGGAACACTTAAAACATCAGGCCGGGTTATGCAGGTCGATTTAAGGCAATTTGCTGGCCGTGGTATTCCTATTTATGAAAGCCTGGCAAAGGTTTTAGGTAAAACAACTAAGGAAATAAATGGGTTAGTGCACGATGGTAAAATTGGATTTAAAGATGTTGAAAATGCCTTTAAATTAATGACAAAAGAGGGTGGTCAATTCTTTAACCTAATGACGGAACAAAGTCAAACTGTTGGTGGTAAAATATCCAATTTAGGTGATGTCTGGGATCAATTAAAGGTAAATATCGGAAGGTCTCAAAAAGGAATTATAGCCAGCACAATTGACTTCTTTTCTGAAACATTAAATGGCTTCAATGACTTCATGATAAAGGCTAATTCCATGGAGGAATCTTTTAAGAAGTTTGGAGCAAAAGGCAATTCTTTTGCGGATCGGGCTTTGGCAACTGTTGGTGCAGGCGGTGGTTTAGGTGGAGGCATGACTGCTTTAGACACGTATAAATTCCAGCTTGATAAACTAAATGAATCAGATTATAGTGCCAAATTAAAGATTTTCCAATTAACAAAGGAAATGAAGCGTCTGGATCAAGAGCGTTTATCTGGAAAAATCAGCCCGGATAATTACTTATCCAAAGCCGCTTTAATTTCAGGGACTTTAGATGAAATTAGGGGAAAAGCCAAATTGTCAACAATGAAAGAGGGGACGGGTTTAGGAAAAGATACTGGCGCTAAATCAACAGAATCAGGTTCTACTTCTATTAATTCTGGGACTGAAGTAACAGGCGCAAGGCCTCAAAACTTAACAATAAATGTAACTAAATTAGTGGAAACATTAAATATCAATACTACAAACATTAAGGAAGGTATAGGACAAATGACAGACGGCGTTAAAAAAGCCTTACTGGAATTGTTAAATGATGCCAACCAAACAGCATTTCAATAATGGCTAACAATTTTAATATACCATTACCGCCAAATCCGGTGGG